TCAAAAGTGCGATCGGCTAACCTTTCGATCTGTTTAACCACAGTTCCATTAGGCAAGGGACGGTCAACAACGACATAAGTAGCGTCCAAGGTACCTTCTGTGACAGTACAAATAGACTTAAAATTTCCCAAGGTATCATGACGGGCCCATCCATACATGTCTTGTTCTTTTAAGATCGTCAGCGAGAGCAAGACCCCATCATCCCTGACAGCCCAAACGATCTTAAATGGTTCCTCAGCATAAGCCCACTCAAGGATGGTATGCCCGTAAAAGAAGTGAGATGATAATATGGAAATATCATTGCCTGTGTAGATGTTTGCATAGATGTTGTACGAAAGGTCTCTGATAATCGATCCCTTTTGTTGTACGAATACAATGTCATAGTTAATGAGGATTGGTGGGACATCATTTGCTCCTATATAAGCCTGTGGAGTTGCGGTAAGCGAACTTGGCGTAACAGGCCCTCCCTGAGTGGCAACACCACCAGCGCCGCCTGAGACTTGCCATGCGCCATGTGTGGTGAGCATAATAAGCCCAGATGGCATTGGAATCATCGACTTTATTTCATTAACTTCAAGACTCACTAATCTGGCGTCAATTGCATCATTATCGACAGTGGGATTGCTAACATCAAAGTTATTATCAGTTCCAGGCTTAGACATCCAGAACCTATCTTTGTCATTACCCCCACCATTAGCGTAAGTCAGCCGCTGCTGGAAATAGGCGCTAACACCCGGATGTTCAGAAACAAACGGGTTTTCATGAATAGGCGGAGTTTGAGAGAAATCTGGGCTTATATTCGAGTCAAGAAATACTAAGCTAGAAGATGAACCAATAAAGCCCAAAGGTGCACCTGTTGGGACTGCCCCTATGAAAGATGGACTGCTCTTGTATACATTATAAGCCGTTGCACCAGCACTAGCACTCCAGTCTATTTCAATTGTACCTGAAGTTGTACGCAAATCAAGAACACCACTAGCAACTCCAAAAGAAGCTAATGGAGCTTCTTGGCCCTGAGCATCGACTGCCGTGACTGTATAAAGCAAATTCGCTGTTCCTGTAGCAGAGGCAGCAATTGTAATAGATGCCGGTGAAACAACTGTAGCGCCAATTGTGGCAGGTGCTAGCACCCAGTTTGTAGCATTAATTAACGTCAAAATACCTGGAGCATAATTGTTATGAGTGATATTCATCACATTAGTCTTTTGCGAAAACTTAAGTAATGCCAGGTCAGCTGCCGCATATGAAGTGGCTATAGTATAAACTCTTTGTGCAGTTGCGCCGCTACTATAAGCTCCCCACATAGTTGAATTTACATTCTGCCCAGTAAGTGAATTAAACACAGGGAAACTAGCACCCGTTATAACACCAACCGTAAAATATCGCCCATTAATCTCAGGCATGCCCATAGCACCCGAGACAAAGATCAGATCTCCAAGATGGAAGTTATGGCCGGGAGCAGTTAAAGTTGTGGATGTGCTCTGGACAATCGAAGTTATGCTAAAAGGAGGTTCTACTATTGAGTCACCCTCAGAAATAAACCTTAGATAATGATCCCCAAACTCTAAAACGTAGGTAGTGTCAACATCCTGCTGAAATCGAACTAATCTAACTGGCCCTGCATTTTGCTTAGTCGGCCTAATAAATTCCGTTCCAGGCCTTGTGCTTGCTCCAGATCTATAATCCACAAACCAATTCCGCATCCTAGCAGCACCAGAGTGGTACTTAGCAAAATCCACTCTAGCAAAAAGGCTAGGGGAGAGTTCTCCAGCAGCAAATGAGGTTTGAATGACGTTATCAGACACACTCTAACCTCAATACATCGTCAACATGGGTCCCCAGTCAAATAATATACTGGGTGTGAACTCCCAAGCCTGATAGCTGATGCCTCGAGTTCTGATCCAGTCAGGCGTAACATCATTGATCGTCAGACCTTCATTTCCGTCTGTAACTCTAGCTTGACGAATGAACTCATTAGCCATCTGGACCTGCATCTGAGCTAAGCCCTTCTCGCCTGTAAGGGCAATAGCTAGTCTTGCACCTAGCGCAGCAACTAGAGCTTGCTGAAATTGATCATCCCATACGTTAGGATCTACGACTCGCCTAACATAACATAAAATAGCAGCCTCTTGATTTGTTAAAATAACCCGTTGATCTAAGCCTAAAGCAGTTGGCTTACCAGACTTCGGATCAATTTGATCAATAGAGACTTGAAACCTTACTGGTGGTCCATTCCAGAATGCAGGGGCTCCACCTGTGACAGCTGTGGTTATTGGAACACCACTAGAGAAGCCTGTAGAGAACTGAGGCACAATATAGACTGGCCTTAGACAATCCGAAGGATATGCATACTCATACGTCCATGGCGGTGGAGGTATGCCCTTATCCCAAACCAACGGTGCAGCTGTAGGGTTTTCAGGTGTTCCTGGAGCTGCGCAAATTAGCGATAAATTCATAAAATTCCGTGCACAGTTCCACGGAGCCATCCGCAGTAATTCATCTCGAAGAGGCTCCAACAAGAGCTTTACCTGAATACTCTCGTTGGAGCCCTCATCGAGCGAGGCTATCGAGCTGCGAGTCCCTATAGCCGATAGTGCTCGATTGGCGATGTCGACTTCACTTGGCATTATTTCTGCGACCCAGATCTATGAACAGTGCCGCCAATGCCAGGACTACCACTGCCCCGGCCAGCCACTGGACATTGAGCATAACCATGACTATGACCATGCAAGCCAGGACCTCTAGGGTCACCGATATTAGTCGGGCCCTTTGGCGTCGCATAGTTCATCACATCACGAGCAGACTTCATACCACCCGTCGTAGCTCGAGCTGCTTGAGGTTGGGATGAATCTTTTCCATATTCAGATAGAATATCTCTAGCCATTAATCTTTCTCCTCTTCTTTAGCAGGTGGATGCAGGGCATTCTCAAGTGTAGCGCAAACCTGTGCAAGATGCAGGTTGGCGACCTCGTTTAGGGCCCTATAAGTTGGTGTTCCAGAAGTTTTCTGAATGATATCGAGCAGCGCATTGATCCCAGCTGCATCGATTTTTGGTAGTCCTTCATCTTTTGGCATCTTGCGCTCCTCACTTATGTTTTCCTTGCGACCCACTAGGATGAATAGTTCTGCCACCGCCTGGGCCTAGAGCGGGTCTATCTGGTCCAGGCGGCGTATATCCCTTACCTCCTATCATTGGATGGTGCTTGAAGGCAAGCGCCATTCCCATTTGAGCTACACCCTCCGGGCTAGCTGCCTTAGATTTGGGCTCAACCTTCCAGGACTCTCTACCTTCTTTACTGGCTCGTCCTTGTCGCATTGTTCTTTCTCCTTCCTAAAAACTCCTCCTTGAGCATGTTCTCGATCGAGTTGGCCAAGCAGGGAGGTCTCTGCTCTGGCCATCTCGCCTTTAACCCATGGTGGGGGTTGTTGGCCAATACTCTCATAGAAGTATCGAATGTATATGAGGTTATGTAAATGCTGCGTCAACCTCATTATGTTAGGCGGAACAAGCTTGTCGATGTCTTCGCCAAACATACCATCAGATGGGCCTAGTGGATTAGCCATTCTGTTTCTTCCTCTTCTTTTTGAGAATACCAGTCTTAGCATCAGCTTGATTAAACTCTTTAGCTACGCCTGTGGGGATGCCTACTTTCTTGGCGAACTTAGGATCATGCGCCGCAGCCGCCATCGTTCGAGCTTGCTTTGGACTTGAGCTTGGCATTTTCTCCTCCTAGCTTACAAAGAAACTCCCTGTGCCAACATTTGGACCACCACCAGGATTCGGAATTGACCCAGCAGATTGAATGTTTAATATGGAGTTGTAACTAAGCGAAACTCCATTACCACCACCACCAACAAACCCACCACCAACGAAGTTATTGGGAGTTGAAGTTGTCTCCGGAACAGAAATAGTTGAATTGGCCGTACCCCATATGAATGCAAATCCAAAATTCGATGTAGAGTCAATAGTTATGGTTCCTGCTAAATACAAAATCTCTGCACCTATTGTAGCGGCTAAATGAACATTAGCATCTCCAAAGATATGATATGGAGCAGTAACATTAATCTTAGCTCCACCCTGCGCCCAGATATGGAGGCCCATACCAAACTGTCCGAAGTTCACTCCATTAATATTGGCAACACCGCCCTTAGTAGCCTTTATACAAGCAGAATTCCCTCCTGACACATTAGGGACAACCGAACTCATCTGAAAGCCACTAAGACTTACAACGGCGTTATCTTGAACTATTATTCCACAACTCCCGGCACTGCCGCTAGATTGTATTATAACACTATTTGGTGTTGATACATTCCCCTGAATTGTATAACCATTAGCCCCAAGAACTCTAGCATTACATATTACTCCACCGCCAACTGCATATGTGCCGTTAGCCAAGTTTATTATGAATGGCCCATCTGCAATTTGTTGGACAACATTCACTGCTCTTTGAATGGTCAAAAATGCCGCAGTGCCAATAGCAAGGCCATCATTGTTGTCGTTGCCGTTAACCGGATCTACATGGAAGTTAACTGTAGCAGTAGATTGCCATCGTCCAGGATCTGTAACCACCCAACTGGCAGTAGTGCCGTCTTGAGCTATCATCATCCATTGGGATGGCCAAAGAATAAAATTAGGCAAGCCAAAGATCGAGATTGTCTTACCTCGAGTATCGTTATTGAATAGAACTGTCCAAAAGGTGTTATCAAATCCTACATTGGGATTACCGATTTGGACTGTATAAAATGCTGCACCAGTTAAGTTGAGGACTTGCCTGTTATTAGTTTGGGTTATTGTATAGCCACTACTTACAACTAATGTCGGAGCAGTAACTCCAAGTAAGTTACGAGCTATAGCTAATGTAGCTGCACCGACTACAGGTATCATAGCGGCTGAAATAAAGACTCCGCCAGTTGGTGGAGCTCCGCCTGTAAGATTACCTAGAGAATCAAAGATCGCTGCTAAGTTTGCTCTAGCTGCCACAGGCGGAACTAAGGCAGGAATAGGGTCTGTTAGGCCCACCTGGAAAGCTCTATCTGAAGCGCTTGAGCTATCCTGATCCAACATCGTCAAATAATCGAGGGCCTCCTCAACTACCGCTGGATACATAATCCCTTGATTAGCAATCGAGGTATCCTGAACTACCGGCAAAATTCGAGCGATAGTTATAGTCCAGCCTATGGGTAGGGCAGGCCCTGTAGCTGGGTAGAGGACTTGACCGCCTGTAGGAGTTGGATCAGCACCAACTAGAGGATTAAGTGTGACAACATATCCATTAGCCGGAACAACAGTCGAGACACCACTTAGATCGGTGGTAGTGACTTGAATGAAATTAGCTGCTGGAATGGCGAAGTTAAAGGTAAAGGTGGTTGTTGCCCCGTTACCAATAAAGGCGACCTTGCTACCAGTGCTACTGACTGTCATGATACCATCACCACATGACTAAGTATTTGCTGCTAGCGTTGTCGTGTCGGCAAACTGGTCAACACCAGACGTTGCGTTTACCGTCATGGTTGCAAAGTCGACACCTTGATCCGTCTGTGCAGTCATAACGAAGAATGGCGTGTTTGCCATCGTGTCACCGGCGGCGCTACCAAACCCCGGTGATACGCCTATCTGGACATTGTGAGCCCCACTTAACCAGAATGGTATGGCCGAGATGCTGTCAGTCCCCACATTGCCAGAGAAACCCGTCGCTGTTATTGTACGCAGACCTGGTGTCTTCAAATCAATAGTCTGGGCAATGTAGGTCGGATAGGTGATCCCGCCCGAAATGGCAAAACCAGTTATAGATAACTGGCATACATAGTTTGCCCCTGCGCCCGTGTAGGGTTTCAGGACATTGATCGTCCAAGTTAGCAACTTACCTGCAAGAATTACGCATTTTTCTTGCGTATTCACATTTAGCGCAAGGCCAGCGTAAGCTCGCTTGAAATAGCTGAACATTGGAATGTCGGGAGGAGCACCAGCCATGTCTGCCACGAACTGAGCACCTGTGCAATTCACCACGGTCAAACGTGGACAAGGATGTGGCAAAAAGTTCATGGCAAAGGTCGCGGTGAAATTCGTAGATGTTCCTATCGTCGCAGAGTTACTGAGGGTGAAGGTACCTGTATTAACTCCCGGCATGCCGCCATGATCGCCTACAACGGTTGTATTAGCAGGAAGGGTTCCCCCAGTCAGGACCGCTCCTCTCAACAAGGCTGCACCAGCAGGAGAAATTGCTGTGGCAGTCAATGTAGTTCCAGAGACCGTCCCAGTGACGGTTATGGCCGTGTTCGGAAAAGCCGCTATGTCGGTATCGATGCAGAAAGCACCACCACCATCCACGTAGAGGTCCAGAACCGTAAAGCAGGCCACCATCGAGCAACCTGTTGCCGGATTTGCAAAACCCGAGGTGGAGAGGCTTGATGGTTCAATAACGACTTTTGCCCCAGGTTGCGCCCATGGAGCAGGACACACCGATGCACTATTAAACGTCCATGTTCCACCACCTGGGATGGCCGTTCCCGACGCAATCTTGATTGTACCATTGACGAATGTCAGACCCGGAAGGGAGAGAGACAATCCTTGCGAACCTTCATTTGCATTTATCATCCGTTGAACGTGAGTATTTATAAGCGTCATTCGCTGTGTCGAACCGTACACGGGTCCATATGTAAAGCCGCCTGCTATGAAACTGTCCCTGATAGTGATGTCTTTTGGAGTTCCAACAATGCCAGCCATCATCTTGCAACGATCAATCACCGTTTTGTTTATCGATGCACTTTGGAAACGCAAAACCGAACCAGTATCGAAATCGCAATCGGCGTACAGCATGTAGTCGATCATCTTATCAACTTCAGGATTAAAGTTATGAAATCTGCAATTCTCCATCGTGAATCTTCGCACCTCCACCGGGGAGGGGCCGGTGTCGAATCCAACACCCCATATGTCGCAGTCAACATATCTCAGGGACAGGACACCGCCACACGTCTGCTCAGTTTGGCCGTATATATTCAGACCATGGACCTCTATCTCTTGGTCGAATACGTCACTCCATTGCACTATCGTCGCTGGTCCGCAGGTGAAATTAGAAGAAGGAAATGGCGGATATGTCGAACGGTAATTGTACTGAAGCTTGTCCCAAAAAGTTATGGTGCCTGTCCCGTAATTGATACTCTTGATCTTGGCATATTCAAAAATAGCCGGGTTCCAGTTTCCGCCTCCGCTGCCCCCCAACATCTCGATGCACATGAGAGCGACCCAGCTGTTGACATAGAAATTGGTCGCCTGGGCTGGCGTGCTCAGTACGATAAAGTCATTAAAATCCTCACTGACGTGCTTCTGAACTGTCGACTGGAACTGAGTCCCATATGCCTGGTGACCAGGCTGGGTCGAATTGATATCTTGTTCCGGGTCACCATAAAAATAGGTGTTTGTTGCAAAGTGTGCTCCATAACCAAAGAGCCGCCATTTCTGAAGCCCAGACCCGATACCTGGGGCTTGATTTTGACTTGCATAATAAGTCCCAGGATCCACGACGAAATCCGTCCATGACTGGCCATAGGTCGTGTAGGAATGCACGCCGGACTGCGTTCCTGTGGTGTTGATTGGCGTCCCCTTGACTGCGATTTGTTGGCCCCCGGCGCTATAGGCATTGAAAATAGATGTCGTAGAAATCTGAAACGTGGTTGGCGTCACGGTGCCGTACTGGACGTAATATATCTGGCCTGGAACAATGCCAATCGGCAACTGACCGGTCGTGGAGAAACTGATCGCTTGCCCATTGCGCAGACCGTGACTTGGGAATAATGCTGGAGTTGACGTAATGACGGCTGGGCTGGCGATGCTGATTGTCACCGTCCCGCCCGGTGCGCCTGCCCTTGCCGCAGTAACTCCACCAGATGATGCTGCTGTTGTTCCCAGGTAATTGCTGAAATTTTGATACGCCTGAAGGTTGTCTGGCGTATTGGGATCAATACCATATTGCCGAGTGTGCAGTGGAGAAGTGGGCATTAGTTGCCAGAAAGAAGCATCGATAGAGGCCCTAGGAAACGTGCGGAAGGTCGCAACGATTGCTCCCGTTGCATTGCTATAGATAGGGTTCCAGGTCGGAGCGAACGTTACAGGGGCCGTAGATGATACAGCTATGCATCCTATCGGGTTGCGACCTCCGATAGGTGGCTCGATGTCGAACCAGCCAGCGGGGAGTGAATAAGCTAACGTAATTGAGGGGTCCGTGCGCGGGTTACGCTGAACAGCCACCGCACCAATGACAAGTTCAGGGGCGGCCGACAACACTCCGGTGGAGAGGCTTACCCCTCCCGGATTGGACGGTAAATTTTGAATAACAACTTGATCCAGCACAGCCCCAGTGAAGCCCGGAACACTATAAACATTCATACAAGCCGGGGAAACATTAGGAAGATTGAATGTAGTACCCACTGGCGCAGTAACTGGATTTGCGCAATAATAAATGGTCGTTGTACCAAATGCGGCAGTCGCAAAGGCCCCAACTTGCAGATAGGTGTTTCCGGCACTATCAGTGAAGCTTGCAGCAGGCGGAGTAGGACCATCGAATACTACGACGAATGCAAGCGATCCCCCAACGATCACTTGAGATGTTGGCCCAAAATTTTGATTTGCCCAAGTTAATGAGAAAACGTTTATAGGAAGACCACCAGACGTGAGGCTCGGCGGCAAAATTGGTATGGTCGATGGCGTTCCATCGCCAACATACGGAGACGGCAAACTGTTAACTCGGCCATAGGTGGCGGCTCCACCGTCGCCTGGAGTTTTGTTACCTTGGACCGTAACAAATTTAGTGCCAGTCGCAATAAAGGCTTGTTGTGCATCGGTAGGTGTCGCAAATAAGGGAACACCGCCAATGGTTGTAGCGCCACCTCCACCAGTTGCAGTGCCAGTGCCAGAGCTAACATTATACCATCCACTCATATCACGTAAAGGAAGAAGACAAAGAACTTCATTGGCGGTAGCCATTATAAAAGATGCGATGGTCTTATCAATAAATTGGCCAGCTGCTGATTTGACTGTAATGTTAGCTGTAGCAGCATTACCACCAAGATCTTTAATTAAAATAGCTCGTTCGAACCCTGTAGCCGGCATATAGGCGGACTCTTGCACCCACTTCGTGACGTCAGGCAAGTTAACTGTAACAGGACCTATAGAGTCGACCATCACCACCCCGGTACCAGGGGCTACATTATAGATCCCAGAAATATTGATAGATTGAGCAGGATTAACCCTAACATTAACCCAGCCTAATGTTGGGCCTAGATTGACTCTAACTACCTGCTCTGGATTGCCGCTTTGATCAAGGTCCACAGTTGCATTCCTAAAGTGAAGACGGAGGAGGCGGCCAAATAGGTTCTACCGTAGACCACGGCACCAATGAAGCAATTTCATTTGGGGTGAGCCCTTGCAGTGCGCTGGCCCCTGGCTTCTGGCTATACGCTCCATCAGGCTCAATCACCATGCAAGCCGTGCCGTCCGTCAATTCCACCTGCATATGCCAGTACATCGTGTTCTCGCCATCACAGCGCATGCTATTTGCCATCTGCTTCGAGCGAGCCTGCGCCGCAGCAAAATCGACAAATGGAAGGAAACTACACGTTGTAAGGTCAGCCATATTAGAACCCCCAATAGGTATGCTGGTTAGTACTCAATGAAACAAATGAACTATCTATGTTGGCTGCCCATATACCAGCTTCTAGAATTTGTCCGTCAATAAATGCCGCTCCAACAAGAGCGCCTAGAGTAATGGCGCTACCGGCACCTAATGCATTGGTCCCAGCATCTCCCGTAGTTGGAGTGCCATCAACATTCATATCAGATGACGTACTATTAAGGGTAGCTCCTAGTGCATGATAAGTATTGTCAGCTGCCGTCGCTGGCAAAGTAACACCAGTGTACGCCAAAACTGTATTAAGGGCCGAAAATTGTATCTGGATATTTGGTGCGGTAGTTCCAATCATAGTTTGTGGGTAGTTTGATCCGGTGTGCCGTACTACCACACTCATTCCAAAAGGCTGTGCAGCAATAATAGCAGCTGAATTTAAACTCAAAGAAGAAGTACTTACAAATGTCATAACTGGATGTGTTCCCAATCCATTCAGTGTAAAAATTGGCTGGTTGGCTGCTGTCGCCTGGACCATGTCTATAGCATTACCCGACTGATCGTAAACTTTGGTTACAAATAAGTTAGCAGCACCCTTGAATGTAGTAATTGAGGCAATGTCAAGATTACCATTAGCCAGCGTATTAAAATCCGATGTCCCCTGATCACTATCCCGACGCAAATTAATAGCTTTAGTTCCAGCCATCGCCCCACTGTAAGCTCGTAAACCCCACCATGCAACGGCACCAGAAACTACATTACCAGGGCCAATATAGGACACCCCAGTCTTAGGCATAAAAAGTGCTGGTGAAAAGGCTGGAATCATTGGTGTGCTGCTATTCTATATCCACTGGTGCTGTTTATACGCCATATACTAATGGTAAACTTATTAGTGCTAACGGTAGTAAGAGCATCGCCTATATTAGCGCCTACACTAAAGCCAAGAAATGTAATAGCTCCAGCACTAGCGCTATTGGTGACTAACAACATGCAGGAGCCATCAGCAGCAGGGGCTGTGACGGTAAAAGCCCCGTTATTAGTGATGAATTGTAACGGGCAAGCCCCACAGTCTACGGTTATATTACCAGTAGTTAGAGACTTCGAGGTTACATTAGCCCCACCAGAGACAACTTGGTCTGCAACTTCAAGTGTAGCTGGCGTCCCTGCTGTTTGACCAAGAACACCAGCATTATTAATAAGCCCTCGACCACTAATACCACCTGAGACTGTAGACGTTCCTATAGTAACACCAGATGCGCCCCCGACTAAGGCCGACACATCGGCTACAGTCAGACCTCCAAGTTCCTGTTGGGTAGTCTGGAACTTAAGAGTATCAGCCATTACAACCTCCTAACAGTTTTCTTCTTCTCTAGAAGCTCAACTTGAAGAACTGCATTCAAGTCCATAAGCTGCTTGACTTGCTCTTGGAGTTCTTCGAACTTCTTTGGGTCAACCCCCTTTATCGAGACATTGGGAAGAGGCTTATCTGATTGAACCATCTTAGTGGCCATTAGCTGAGCTATTTCCCTCTCGAAGTCACTTAAGCGACTCTCAGAGTAAGTCATATTAAGCGACTCGATTGGATGCTTCCAATTGGCTCTGTGTTCATTAGAGATACTTGTGGCCTCATCATCAAGCGGCTCCATGTCTGGAGTTGGCGGTCCGGTAAAGACAATGTCTCGCCTATGAGCTGGGTCAAACCTGTTTGAGACTACAATTCCATCTGGGTCATTCCAGTCTTGGACCCAAGTTGGGTTTAGATACAAAGGAACTTCATAGACCTTCCTGGCCGCTCGGCCTGTTTCTCGGTCGCTTTCTTTATATTCCCATTCTATCCCAGGCACGCTGAGATAGTGGGCATCCTTTAGCATCCATCTAGCCATATCATCCATCCACACTATTGACACCAGAGATTGTACATGGAACTACATATCCAGCAAAGACACTGGCATTCTTGATGGTTGTAGCTGCACCATCAAGCGGAATCAGCATAGGCGACATACTACCAGACAAGCCACAACCAGCCCATACTACATCTCCAGGTAAGGCATTGCCTACGGTATCGGCAAAGATTGTGCCTGCTTTATAACGAGCATGCGCAATAACAAAGGCGGCTTGAGATCTAAACCTAGCCATTCGATTTTCTCCTAGAATTGGCCGTAGCTAACTACAGCATTGATTGGACCTGTACCTGTGATGGTGTGGCATAGCTGAGCACCCTGCGCAGATGAGAACCAGACAGGACCATTCCTACTAACCAAGACCCCATTTATGCCTAAGCTAAACACAGGCGTTACGTTAACTGCATTGGCATTGCAGTTAGTGCCTGTACCAACAGTTAGCTGGTAGGTTCCAGCAGCTGCACCTGCATTTATGTCATAGCCACAAATGCTGATAGTTTGATTAGCTACAGCAGCCACAATTTGAGTGAGGGCAGTAGCACCTGCACTAACTACAACAGACTTATTGCAGTATAGTGCAGATGGCCCTACTGTTTGGGCTTTAGCTGGCTCACCACAGCCATATAGCAAAAGTGAGCCAGCAATAACTAAGAGCCTCCTCATTATCGTATCCTGAACCATTTGAGGTTAGCAAAGTTAAACTGGAACTCAACCGATTGGCCAGCAGTCACAGTTTGAGCAGCAAAGGCTGCTGCTAAGGTCTGATTCTGCGGTGAAGTTCCAGCGGTGACCGTGACCATAGTGGTCAAGGTCGTATCAGTGCTGACTTGAACTACCTCCCCGTCAAATGCTGGGTTTGGGAGAGTAATCGCCCAAGTAGTCGGGGCTGTACCAGTCCAAAACAACGTGCTATTAGCATTCGTTGCTGTAGTGACAAAAGCACCAGAGCCTGAGAATAAGCTTAGAGCAGTTCCGTTCCTCACTAAGTTTATGCAGAGGAACTGACTCGGACCTCCAGGGCCTTGCCCAGCATTCCAACACTCATTACCAGAGACATTGTTCTGAGTTACTGGCTGGGCCCAGAGGATGGTGGATATGGCAGCAATCGCTGCCATGATCCCCACTGTCCATATTCTCGCTTTCATCAGTTGTTAACCACAACGCCTGGAGGATAGCCACCAAGGACTGCATTGTTGAGTGCGTTATAGAACTGATCATGACGATCAAGCACGATGAATGCTTTGATAACTCCACCAGTACCCGAACCAGCTATGGTATAGGCGAGTTGGAGAAATCTAGGCTCAACGACCCCATCTGGAGGTCGGGGCATATCCATATCGTATAGCCGGGCGCCCGCAGTCAGAGTAGCAAGAGCATAGACAGGGCTAAGCCACCAATTAACGAAGGTACCTGGGAGGCCAGCGCCGTTATCAGGTGCGCCTTGTAAGGCTACCTGAAGTGAGGTCAATCCTGTAAAAGCTGTAGTCACTTGAACCAAAAGCTTCATTGCAGGATCATCACCGATGCCAATATCCCTTGCACCTTGCCCTGCGGCAAGGACAGGAATACCAGCCATGTGAAGATCGATAATGTTGGTGCTTACACCAGTAGCAGTTGGCGCATCACCAGTCGCACCAGAGAACTGAAGTAGTCCATCAAGAATCATGGGTTATCTCCTTATACCACTCGGGCTTCATTGTTCAGGATGGCATCACAAGTCCGAATTGGAATGCCACGGAAGGTAGTGATGGGCTTACCATCGAACTCCTCAATACGGAGCAAGACGTTCGTCTTGTTCATGGCTTGCAGATCGAGGTACGTGCGTAGCACACGGTTGGCGTACATGACGGTACGACCCATGTTTGCTCTGATTTCAGGTGTATCGGAAGTCTGGACAACCGTAGCACCTGCTGGAGCGGTTGGTAGGCGATACAGCCCTCGCACAAGCAAGTTGATGAGGTTTGCTGCATTAACACCGGTAAGCTGAGTGACATCGATATTTGCGAGTCTGACGACATATCGCCAATCCCTCCCAACTAGGCCTATCTCCCATTTGAAGTGGTCTCGATAGGCTTGGTAGGTGTTACCTGCACCATCTTGGACTGGCCACTCTCCCATATCTCGGTGTTGCAAGCCAGTGATCTTCCCTTTGGGGAAGGTAGCATGAGTTGTGTCAGGACCCCAAACAACGATCCAGATACTTGAGTTAGTAGAAGCTGTTCCACCACTGTCCAGAACATTGGCTGCTGTTTGAGACTGAGCAGCGTTTACAGTGGAGTACCTCGGAGAGAAGCCAGTGAAACGCTCAGGATTGATGAACTGGTTTCCGTAGACCAGCGTAGCAGCGACTTGCTGAGACATACCCTCTAGGAAGGCCTTAACTTCAGAGAGCCTGAAGTCAGCCGTATTGCCGTTGAGATCAGCAACGTCCTTGTCGATAACTGCGTAGGTCTCAAGATTTCCGCAGGTATCAACAATTTGCGCCGTCGTTGACTTGGCATTAGGGACGCCTGTGTTTAGAGTGCGCCATGTTGCTTGTGGCAAGCCTGTCCGTACGGTGGTTTTATGACCAGTAGGCAGGTTACCTTCGACGACGAGCATGTCATCAAGGATTTCGTTAGTCTGCGATAGAAGCTCGATGATTGTGGCTACGTGGTAGCCGTCATCAAGTCGCTTAGCCCAGTCCGCATAGGTTAGGGCAGTAGAGCCTATAATAGCCATCTGTTATCTCCTGTTGGTTCGGCTCCTTCTGCTTAGGCCCATCTGAGCTTGGCTGTTCATCCTCTCATGAGGCTGGGCTACGGCAAATTGGGGAACATGGCCCTAGCACCCATTCCTGTTGTGGTGCCCGGACGCTGTTGACCTGCTGCTGAAGGGCCTTTGCCTGAGACATGACCACCTTCAGTAATTTTCTCTGCTAGCTTGAAGAAAGCTTTGATAAAGGCTGGGTTGTTTCCTGCTCCAGTATAATCCATAGCGGCTCTAAACTCCGACGCAAGTCGTGCATCTCCGAGCGAGTCAATAGCTCGGGATATAGTCTGAGTAACCTGGCTAAGTCTCGGGCCAATGTTTGGATCAGACTTAACTTGTTTAACCCACTCTTCCTGAGTCTTACGCCATGCGTCATAAGGGGCATTTACGGCCTCAATAGTTTTAGAGGAATAGAAGTCGACTAGCTTTTGAGCTTCGGCTTGGGGAAGATTCATACCCTTAAATAACTCACCAGCTTCCTTGGCTACACCTTCATTGAGCTCAAAACCATCAGGGACTGTAAATGGCTCATACGCTTCCGGAGCACCAGTAGCAGGCTGGTTGGCTAGTGAAGTTCCAGTTTGGCTAACTAGACTCTTTTCCGTCGGCTCCGATGTAGTCTCGGTAGTAGTGCTCGTCTGCGGAGTCGTCGTCAGTGGCGTCGTCGTCTGACCCACGTCCTTGATGTCCCCCGTCGCTGTCCTTGCGATTTCGGACGTCTGAGATGGTGCTTCGCTCATTTCTTTCCCTCATCATGGTTATATAGTGATCGGGGCAAGACAACATAATGTCGCCAAGTAGGTTGAGACCGACTTCTCGTTGGCCTTCCATAAAGGCCATTCTGGTAGCAACATCATTAAAGGATGTAGCAAATATATGGCAGTGCTCAAGGAGTTGACACATCCACCCTCGGCCCGCAGCGACTGACATGATACCAGTAACAATTTCACGTCGCTGCTGCTCCTCGAGCTTAGCTTGTTTCTCAAGTCGACGTACATCTTTCTTGTTCCCTGCGTCGTACATTCACTTCCTCATCATAAATGGCGTCTATAATAATCGCCCGAAGCATCTCTTGCATACTTAGGCCGTGCCTAAGACATATCCACTTAAGATCATGAGCTTCACTTTCTGTAAGTCGACATGAGACAACATGGTTAAAAAGTGGCATCATGCCCCTAGCATCTGCTGAATTGCATTCTTGCCGCCGCCAACATCGACATTAGATAAATTCTCAGCACCTTGTGAGAGTTTTTGGGCTCGATCAGCCATAGCATTTTGCTGCTCTTGTTGCTGCTGCTGCGCTCGCTGTTGACGAATCGCCTGGAGCTGTTGGGGACTTCGTATGATTCGGGGATCATTATTCATCAAGGTTGAATACTTGGCGAGGGCGAAGTCTGTGTCGATGTTGTCCATAACTCCTGGATCGAGACCAGCGAGGGATCCTGCCATTTGTAGAGTTCGTTCAATACCTGAAGTAGCTGATGCAAGCTGGGCTTGGAGTAGCATGGAGATATACTCGATATCGATATTAGCTCCTTGAATCTCAGCTGGGGATGGCGGCAAAACTCCGGCCCTAGACATAACTGCGAACACTCGCTCGATTGTAGGAGACAGCAGCTCATGTTGGATTCTCTCCAAGACAGGGCCTAGCATAATTAAGGCTTCACTTCTCCGAGCATCAATTTCAGTTGCACTTACATTAGAGCGAGTCTCAAACTGCGAAATGACTTGGAAAACATCGTTAAAGAAGACTTTCCGAATACGTTCACGGACTTCGTTTAGGTCCTCGCTTATAGCAGCTATGTCAGGCCGCCAATTACCGTACGCTGTGGTAAATCCGGAATTAGCGGCCTGCATCATCCCAGCAATGTAGGTAACACCACCAGGAAGAAGCGAGGCAGGTTGGTTCTTCAGTTGAACATCTGCAAGCATTGGAGGGTTGACGGTTTTATCTATCGCCTGCCCCTTACGACGGACTTCTTGTTGAAGTTGCTTAACGTCCGGTAGGGCATCCATGCCCGGGCTTCTTCCGTACGCATCGTTAGAGACAAGGTCCCATCTGACAGCAATGTTTGGAGCTTCATGAAACCCTCGTTTACGAAGAAAGCCCTGATGGATATTAGCATATCCCCCTTGCGGATAGACAGAACCACCCCATTCCCAATAAGCCTCTCTAAACTTGAAATTCTTCGGGATACCGAAGTCCCGCCCGTCGTCATTAGGCTCAATAGCATGGGCAACAATTATCTCCCGAGTTAGGGCGGCCTTACCTTCCCCATA